GTTTCCTTTTTTAACCTGAGGTTACGGGAAGTCGTTGAAACGACGCGGGAAATCGCGCCGCGGTCAAATGCGATCGTTTGCGGGTCGTTTCCGTTCGCAATGCCGACAACCTCGATGGAGGAAATCGTATGAGCCTCACCGGAGTCGTGCTCGGGCTAATCAATATCGCGATCTATGTCGCGATCCTCGTCCTGATCGGCCTGATTATCGTTTGGTTCGCAAGCTGGTTAAGCTTTGCGATCCCCGAGAATATCCAGCGCGTTTACATGGTGATCGTCGCCCTGATCGCGTTGTATCTGATAATCGCGTTGTTGCTCGGCTTGCCGGTGCCGGGTCCGATCCGGCTAACCGAATTGAGGGCTTGAGGCGATGACCGCGCCCGTTCCGGCCCGGCTCAAATTGCTCCGCGGCAATCCAGGGAATCAACCGATCCGGCCCGAGCCCGAGCCGATCATGCTCGCGAGCATCCCCGATCCGCCCGATTATTTGCTCCCCGACGCGGTGACCGAATGGCGCCGCGTCGCGCCCGAGCTCTACCGGCTCGGGCTCTTGACGCTCGTCGACGTCAACACGCTTGCCGCCTATTGCTCGGCTTACGCGCGCTGGCTCATCGCCGAGCGGGCGATCAAGGCGATGGCCGCCAACGATCCGAAATTTTCCGGCCTCGCCGCGCGCAATGACGCCGGCCATATCATCGCCAACCCGATCGTCGGCGTTGCCGCGCGGGCCTCGTGCGAAATGGTGAAATACGCGATGCAACTCGGAATGACGCCGCTTGCGCGCACGCGGCTCGCCGCCGGGCCGGCGAAAAAGGCCGGTAAATTCGACGGGCTCGTCGCGACTTAGGTCCATGCTCGCCGAGGTCAAGCGTACCGCGGCCGGCAAGGAACGCGCGGCTAAGGTCATCCGCTTTATTGAAAAACTGACGGTGCCGAGCGGGACCGGCCAGGGCAAGCCATTCAAATTGCAAGCCTGGCAAAAGAAATTCATCCGCGATATTTACGAGCCGGCGTTGCCCGACGGGCGCCGCGTTGTGCGCCGCGCGATCCTGTCAATGGCGCGCAAGAACGGCAAGACGGCGCTCATCGCCTGTATTGCGCTCGCGCACCTGGTCGGTCCCGAGCGTATTCCGCACGGCGAAATTTACTCGGCCGCCAACGACGCCGACCAGGCCGGAATCATTTTCAAGTTTGCCAAGCAAATCGTCGAGGCCGAGCCCGAGCTCTTGCACGCGGTCGATATCGTACCGTCGCGCAAAACCATGATCGGCCGCTCGACCGCATCGGTGTATCGGGCCGTGAGTTCCGAGGCCGGCACCAAGCACGGCTTTTTACCGAGCCTGGTGATTTACGACGAGCTCGCGCAAGCGAAAAACCGCGATCTCTACGACGTCCTCGATACCTCGTTTGGCGCGTGCCGCGAGCCGCTGTTTATTACGCTCTCGACGCAATCCAACGATCCCGAGCATATCCTGTCGCAACTGATCGACGACGGCCTCTCGGGCGTCGACCCGACCATCGTTTGTCAATTGCACGCCGCGGACGAAAACTGCGAGCTCAACGATCGGCGGCAATGGAAAAAGGCCAACCCGGCGCTCGGGCTGTTCCGCGATCGTGACGACCTGGCCGCCGCCGTGCTCAAGGCAAGCCGGATGCCGGCCGAGGAGCCAAAGGTCAGAAACCTTTTGCTCAATCAACGGGTATCGCCGGCCTCGATCCTCATTAGCCGCGCCGAATGGATGGCGTGCGCCGGCGAGGCCGAATTTACGCCAGGGGAGACGGTTTACCTTGCGCTGGACCTATCGAACACCCTCGACCTGTCGGCCTTGCTTATGGGCTCGGCGGATGACGTCGCGCGTATTCGGCCGTTTTTCTGGAAACCCGCCGAGCAACTCGCCGAGCAATCATTCCGCGATTTCGGATCGGGCAACCTCCGCTATGTCCAATGGGCCGACGCGGGACACATCGAAACCACGCCGGGCAAATCAATCGACAAGGAAGCGATCGCGCGACGGATCGCTGAATTGAGCGGCCGCTATCATATCGCCGCGCTCGCCTACGATCGCTGGCGCATCGAGGATTTGTTGCGCGAGTTCGATCGCATCGGGTTCAAGGCGTACAAGGCCGACGGCGATCCCGACGACGGCAAGCCGAAAAAAACATTGCCGCGCGACGGCTTGCGCCTGGTGCCGTGGGGCCAGGGCTTCAAGGATATGGCGCCGGCAATCGACGCGCTCGAGTCCGCGGTCGTCGATCGCAAGCTTATCCATCCCAACAATCCGTGCCTCACCTGGAACATGGCGAACGCAATCGCGGTCATGGACCCGGCCGGCGGCCGCAAGCTCGACAAGGACAAGTCGCGCTTTCGCATCGACGGCGCGGTCGCGCTGGCGATGCTCATGGGCTTGCGCGCGCGCGACCGGCTTCGCCAGGTCGTCGACTTTTCCACATTGATCGGTTGAAAAAAGGAGCTCGCTATGTCGCTTGAAATTATCGACGGCCCGACCATCCCGCGCGGGGAATCGCTATCCGACGGCGCCGATTGCTCGGCCGGCGAGATCGTGCGGATCACCGTGCCGCAAGAGTTCACCGAGGCGAATTTGACGTTTCAGGTATCGAGCAACGGCGAGCTCTACAACGATCTATTCGACGACCAGGGCGAGGAGATCACCGTCACCGCGACGCCTGATAGCGGCATCGTCATCGAGGGGCGGTGGGTCCGCTCGCTCGCCTTTCTCAAGCTCCGCTCGGGCTCGCGCGATCATCCCGTCGTTCAACGCGAGGATTGCAAATTCGCCATTGCGATCGAGACGGCGACCGCCGCGGCGTCGATGGGCGCGCCAACCCCCAACCGCAAAAAATGAATAACGGCGGTTGGCTCGTGCTCGTGCTCGCGCTCGGCGCCGCCACCGTGCTCGGCGTTTGGTTATCCGGCGTTTGGAATTGTTGCTAGTGGAGCTCACAAACCATGCCCGACATTGATCCGCCGGATGCCGACGAAACCTATCTCGACTTTATGGACCGTTGCACCGACGACGCCGACGAGGACACATGCCAAAGTATCTGGGATGACGCACAAGACGAGAAAGCCGGCGCCGGCGGCATCATCCGCAAGACGCACGCGACCAACAAAGCTGACGGGCTCGATTTTGTCCTAAGCGACGAAACGCCCGATCGGTACGGCGACGTCCTCTCGGCCGACGGGTGGGAGCTCGCCAATTTCAAGAAAAATCCGATCGCGCTTTTTAATCACAATTCAAGCTTTCCCATTGGCAAGTGGAAGGGCCTCAAAGTCGAGGACGACGCGCTCCGAGGTCACCTTGAGCTTGCGCCGGCGGGCACGAGCGAGCGGATCGACGAAATCCGCAAGCTCGTCGAGGCCGGCATCTTGCGCGCGGTATCGGTCGGCTTTCTGCCGGTCGAGTCGCGCGCGCGCAGCAAGACCGAGCCCGGCGAGCTCTACGTCAAGCAAGAGCTCATCGAAACCTCGCTCGTCTCGATCCCGGCGAATCCCAACGCGATCGCCGTCGCCAAGTCTCTGAACGTCTCCGACCAAACCATGCGCCTCGTGTTTGCCAAGCACGGCACCAGGAACACGGCGCGCAACACGACCAAAGGCAAGCAAGCCGAAACCTCGCTCCCACGAAAGACAACAACCATGTCAACGCTTGCTCAAAACATCATCGAGGCGGAAAAGCGGTTGCTCGCGAAAAAGGACGAGCTCGCCGCGTTTCACGACGCCAAAGGCGACGGCAACTATACCGACGCCGATATGGAAACGATCGGCAAGGCCAACGCCGATATCGAGCATGAGCAAAAGCTCATGACGGCATTGCGCGACTCCGAGAAAAACCTCGGCGCGCAATCCGGTGACGGCGGCCGCACGGTCGTCGCCCACGCGGCCAAGGCCAACGGCTCGACCGCGCTCGTGCAACCACCGCGGCCATTCAACGTGGCGGCAAAGAAAATATCGCCGCTCGATCTCTTGTGTCGCGCCGGCGCCTTAATGGCGGTCGCGCAACGCGAGCGCAAATCGGTCGACGAGATTTGTCGCGCGGTGTACGGCGACGACGAGCCGACGCGGGCGGTGCTCGATTGGCAAACCAGGGCCGCAAGCAACATGGCGATGACGACCGTCGCCGGATGGGCCGCCGAGCTCGTCCAGCAAATCGTTGTCGACTTCATGGCAACGCTCTACCCGAAAGCAATCTTTCCGCGCTTTTCCGGTTTGGGCCTGTCGTTGACGTTCGGCCGCAACGGGAAAATCATCATCCCGACGCGGTCGCGCACGCCAACGATCGCCGGCTCGTTCGTCGGCGAAGGCTTGCCGATCCCCGTCCGCCAGGGCGCCTTTACGTCGCAAACACTCACGCCGAAAAAAATGGCGGTCATCACGACATGGACACGCGAGATCGACGAGCACTCGATCCCGGCGATTCAGGGATTGTTGCGCGACGCTGTGCAAACCGATACGGCGATCGCGCTCGACAGCGTCCTGATCGACGCCAATGCGGCGACCGCGATCCGGCCGGCCGGCATCCTCAACGGCGTTTCGGGCTTAACCCCGACCGCGGGCGGCGGCTTTACCGCGCTCACCGGCGATATCAAGGCGCTCACCGGCGCGTTGCTCACCGGCACGCTCGGCAACGTCCGCAATCCGGTTTGGCTCATGAATCCGCAACAGGTCAACAGCATCGGGCTTGTCGCGGCACCGGGCGCCGGCGTGTTCCCGTTCCGCGACGAGATAGGCCGCGGCACCCTGGGCGGTTGGCCGGTGATCGATTCCGGTACGGTGCCGCTCGGCACGGTGATCGTCGTCGACGCGGCGGATTTCGTGAGCGTCACCGGCGATGGGCCGCGGTTCGAAATTTCGGACCAGGCGACCTTGCACATGGAGGATACGGCGCCGACCGATATCTCGACGGCGGGTACGCCGGCGGTCGTTGCCTTCCCGGCAAAATCCATGTTCCAGACCGACTCGCTGGCGTTGCGGTTGATCCTCCCGATCAATTGGACGATCCGCCGCACCGGAACGGTCGCATGGATGGCGGGCGTTACCTGGTAACACCGGTAAAATAAGCGACCGGGAAATTATCCCGGTCGCTCTTTTTCCGTCTCATTTTTGCAACAGGAAAGACAAAGCCAATGACCGACACCGACCACACCGCGGCGGCGAAAAAGCACGCCGACGAAACCCGCAAGAAACTCAAAGAGGAGCGCGACGCGCGCGAGAAGGCGAGCAAGGAACGGGAAAAGGCGGCCGGCGATATCAAGCCGACGCCGACGCAAGAGGAAAACGACCTCGCCGCCTCGGGCGTTCCCGTCACCGAGCACGAGGACGACGGCAGCGGACCCGACCCGAACACGCCGCAAACCAAAGACAAGCAAATGTCGGCCGACAAGCCGGCCGGCTATTCAACCAGGACCGCGTCGGCCAAAGCATGACCGTCCGCGGGTTTCTCAACCGCGTCGCGGGCCGGATCATCGGGAAAGCCGAAGGCGATTACCGACCCGGCCCGTTTTACCTGCCGGTCACCGGCGGATGGCTCCCCGCCGGCGTGCCGGACAACTGGTGGCAATTGGGCTATACGCCGGTCACCGGCGCGCAATCGGCAATGGTCGAGGCGTGCGTTTCCGCCTACGCGCAAACCGTCGCCATGTGTCCAGGCGATCACTGGCGCACCAACGACAACGGCGGCCGCGAGCGCGTCGAAACGAGCGCCTTGTCGCGCCTGTTGCGGCATCCCAACGACTATCAAAGCATTTCCGACTTTTTGCTCAACGCCACGCGCGGGCTTTACCTGACCGGCAACGCCTATGCGCTGGCGCTCCGCAACGACCGCTTTGAGGTGTCCGAATTACATTTGATGAATCCCGACGTTTGTTATCCGCGTGTCGCCTATAACGGCGAGATATTTTACACGCTCGGCGGTAATAACGTGATCGAGGCGCGGCTCGGTAGCCCGCAAGAGCTCATCGTCCCCATGCGCGACGTCCTGCATATCCGTTTGCATACCGAGCGCGTGCGGTTTCCGACGCCGCTCGTCGGCGTCTCGCCGCTCGTCGCCGCCTATTCCGATATCGCCGTCGGCGATGCGATCGCCATGCAACAAACATCGTTCTACAGGAACGAGGCGCGGCCGTCGGCGGTGCTCTCGACCGACCTCGTGCTCGACAAGGACCAGGTCGCCGCCTTGCGCGATCGCTGGAACGAGCAAGCGCGCGGCATGAACCAGGGCAACACGCCGATCCTGACCGCCGGCCTCAAGGTCATGCCGTGGGCGGTGCCGGGGAAGGACGCGGCAACCGCGGAAATTCTCAAGCTCTCGAATGAAAACATCGCGCTCGCGTTCCGCATCCCGTTGCAGATTCTCGGGCTCAACAATGCCGCGGTCAACTCGACCGAGATTTTGATGCAATCATGGATCGCATCGGGCTTGGGCTTTTGCCTCAACCATATCGAGGAAGCGATCGGCCTCTTGTTCGATCTCGACGGGCAACCGTACGAATACGTTGAGTTTGATACCGCGGCGCTGTTGCGCTCGGCGTTCAAGGACCGGATCGAGGGCCTCGCGCGCGCGGTGCAAGGTGGCATCCTGGCGCCCGACGAGGCGCGCGCGCTTGAGGGTTACGCCAAGGTGCCGGGCGGATACGGCAAAGAGCCGCGCGTGCAACAGCAAGTCGTTCCTCTATCCGCGGCGGAAAAAATACCGGCGGCACCGGGACCGGGCGCACCGCCGCCGGCGCCGGCGCCAGCGCCGGGACAAGGTCAAAGCGAGGGCTTGAGCGATGCCGAACGAAAACGCATCCGCCGCAATATCCGCGCGCACCATCGAATTAACCGGCTCGCCGGTTGACCTCGACCTGATCGTCGAGGAGCTCGCGGCGGTCGCCGGCCAGGCCGAGCGCGAGCGCGACCTCTTGCTCGCGCGCAAGCTCGCCGAGTTCGGCCAACGCGAGGCCGAGCACGAACTCCGCTTGCACAAGCTTGAGCAGGAATTACGCAACCGCCTCGTGACGTTGCGCGACGGCGAGAAAGGGGACCGCGGTGAAAAAGGCGAGCAAGGCGAAAAAGGTGAGACGGTCAAAGGCGAGAAAGGCGATACGGGCGCGCCCGGTGAAAAGGGCGAAACGGGCGAGCAAGGCGCGCCCGGCGCCGACGGCGCCGACGGCCGCGACGGGGCCAACGGAGCCAACGGAAACGACGGAGCTCCCGGCGAACGCGGAAACGACGGACGCTCATTCGTAATTCGCGACACCTACGATCCGAACGAAACTTACAAGGCGCTCGACGTTGTGACGCTCAATGCGACCTGGTTTGTCGCGCGCGCCGACGATCCCGGCCCTTGTCCCGGCGCCGGCTGGAAAGCCGGGCCGAGCGGCCGGCGCGGCGAAAAGGGCGAGCGCGGCGAGCGCGGGCCGCGCGGCGAGCAAGGCGCCTGGCGCGAAATCACGTCCTGGGAAATCAACCGCAAGGACTATTCGCTCGTCCCGCTTTTGAGCGACGGCACCAAAGGGCCGCCGATCCCGTTGCGCGCCTTGTTCGAACAATTCCAGGCGGAAACCGCCTAGATGCAATCCACGATCGTAGTCACGGTGCCGGCGACGTCGATCGACCTGATGACGCTCGACGAGCTCAAGGTCGCACTCAACATAACCTCGACGGTGTCCGATCCGTTGCTGGCCGGCATCATCACGCGGGTATCGGCCGAGGTCGCGGCGTACTGCAATAACCGCGTATTCGGTTACGAGACGGTCGTCGAAACCTTTACCGAACTGTCGACCGACGATAAAAACCGCCTGTTCCTCGCGCGCTATCCGGTGGCGATGACCGATATTACGTCGATCACCAACGCCGGCAACGCGGTCGCCACTCCCGACGGCCTCTTGCTCGACTCGCTATGGGGCAAGCTCACCTTGCCGAGCGGCGTTTACGGCGATCAAACCATTATCGAATATTCCGGCGGCTATCATTTGCCCGACGAGGCACCGCCGGCCTTGAAGCAAGCCGCGGTCATGCTCATGCGCGAGGCGTATTACGCAACGGTGCGCGGTGACGCGACCGTGCGCATGATCGGGCACAAGGAAAGCCGCATCATTTATTTCGATCCGAATTTGCTGGCGCGATCGGCCGGCGGCACGAGCGGCGGCACGCCGGCGCAACGCGCCTCACATGATTTGTTGACGCATTTCACGCGCTACGAGGCGTGACACCGTGCCGGAAAAGTCGACGTTCAACATTACGATCGAGCCCTCGCTCGACAAGATCAAGCAATTCCTCACCGACGCGCTCCTCGCCGATCTCGAAAAACTGCACCCCGACGAGGTCGTCGTTATCAAGGGCGTCCGCAAATCCTGGAAGAAACGCTATCACGACACCGACCTCGTCAAGATCGTCTCGGCCAATGACGCCCGCGTTTGCAAGTCTTGCCAGGACATGATCGCGCACAACCCGTATTCGTACGGCGACGCCAAGAAACAGCTTCCGCATCATCCCGGTTGCCGGTGCCAGATACGCTCGTTGCGGTCGACCGATCCCGGCTACCTGGCGCAACCGACGTTCAAGAAAATGGGCAAGTACCTGCAAACCGCGATCCGCAACGCGGCCAAGGCCAAAGGCAAAAAGAAAAAATCGGCGCAGCAACGCGGCGCGACGATTACCAGGCTCCGCAAGAAAGGCCGGCGCTTTGTCGCGCCGAGCGGCTACCGCGCGATCAAGGTTTACAAGCGGCAAAAAGGCAAAGGCACATAAGGGGCACCTAAATGGCCGTGGACTTTTCCGCTCAGGTTTATTTGCCGGGGCAAAACACGTTCGGCCGCGCGATCATTGTCAACGGCGCCGGCCTGGCGCGCGGGATTCTCGACACACGCGAGATCGACGTCGTCGCGATCGACGGCTCGATCGTCTCCGAGCAACGCACGATCCTCGACGTGCGCGACGCCGAATTTAATACCGTGCCGGTCCAGGGCGATCACATTGCGATCCCGGCCGACGGCACCTTGCCCGACGAAGGCACCTGGGAGGTCATTGATAGCGCGCGCAACGGCGGCGGCGAGACGACGCTCACGCTCCGCAAGCTCGTCACCGCGAAACCGACACCGGCGTTGAAGCTCGTCAAGGGCCAATGACGCAAACGCCGGCGCTGATCGTGCGCGACGCGATTTACGACCGCGTCGTCGCCATGCCGTTTTTTGCCGGCTTTACCTTTGCCAAGAACAAGATGCTCCGCGTGCAAACGCAAGACCTGCCCTATTGCGGCGTCTATCTGATTAACGAGCTCCTCGTCCCCGAGGGCGACAGCAACGCCGGCGATATCCGCTTGCGCGATAGCGCGCGGTACGGGTTTTCCGTCATCATTCAGGACAACGAAAACGAGCAAGGCGAGGAAACGCTCGACCAGGCGTTTGCCGAGATCACCAACGGCCTGTTGTGCGACACGACGCTCACCGGATTCAATCGCAAGCTCTTGCAGGGGATCACGCGCGGCGAGCGGATGCACGTCTATGGCTCGGTCGCGCTCGACAACGAGACACCGATCCTCGAATTGCAATTCGACATGACCGCCGACCTCGGCACGGCGATTTTCAAGCCGACGATACCCGACGATTTCCTGACGCTGCATGTCGACGCGCGCCCGATCCAGAATCCCGACGCGCCGATCGTGCAAATGGAATGGAACATGCAAACCGGCGAAATCAACACGCTCACAAAGCGAGGACGCAATGGCAAAAATCCAGGTCACGCCAAACCGCGACGATCTCCCGCCGCATCCGATTGACGGCAAATTGCCGCCCGGCGGCGGGCTATGGACCGCCGATCAATACACGTTCCGCCTGATCCGCGACGGCGACATTACCGAGGTCCCGCCCGAGGGCAGCGGCGATCCGCAACGCGCCGCCGATCCCGGCGGCGAGCACAAAGCAAAAGCCAAAGGGCCGCGGTAAAGCGGCCCTTTTCATTTCTAACCAGGGAGTCGACCCATGCCGATTTCGTTTAATTCCATCCCGCAAGGCTGGAAACTGCCGCTTGTCTATATCGAGGTCGATCCCTCGCAAGCGGGGACGCCGACAAACAACAAGTATGCGTTGCTTGTTGACTACAAGCTCACCGCCGGCGTCGCGCCGACCGATGTTCCGATCGCGTGCGGCTCGATCGCCGACGCCAACAACCTCGCCGGCCAGGGCTCGCCGCTCGCGCGCATGTACGCGCGGTTTTTCCAACTCAACAAGTCGACGCCGGTCCTGATATTGCCGATCGCGCAAGCTGGTTCCGGCGTTGCCGCAACGGGCACCGTCACGGTGACGACGCCGTCGACGCAAGCCGGCGAGCTCGACCTCTACATCGCCGGGCAAAAGGTCGCGGTCGGCGTTGCCGCCGGCGATCCCATTGCGACGGTCGGCACCAATATCGCCGCGGCGATCACCGCCTTGCCCGACTTGCCGGTCACCGCGTCGGCGGCCGGCGCCGTCGTCACGCTTACGGCCAAATGGAAGGGCCTCACCGGCAATGATATCGGGCTTGCGCTCAACGTGCTCGGGCCGAACGGCGGCGAAATGTTGCCGCCGGGCCTCGGCGTCACCTTGCCGGCGCCCGCGGTCCTCTCGGGCGGCGTCGGCGTCCCGACATGGACGACGGCGATCGCCAACCTCGGCGACGAGCCGTACGAATACGTCGGCCTCGGCTTCAACGATAGCGGCACGCTGATCGCCTGGGAAACCGAATACGGATTTTCCGACTCGGGACGGTGGGGTTGGTTGCGCGAGGTTTACGGCCATGTGATCTCGGCCAAGCGCGACACCTATGCCAACCTGTTTTCCTACGGCCCGACCAACAATAGCGGCGTCGTTTCGCTGCTGGCGTTCGAGCCGGATTCGCCGTCGCCGCTCTATGAATGGGTCGGCGCCTATTGCGCGCGCGCCGCGGGGGCCTTGTCGATCGATCCGGCGCGGCCGTTGCAAACCCTGACGCTCGACGGCATTACGCCGGCGCCGAAACACTTGCGCTTTAACAAGACGCAATTGAACGCGCTCGCCGGCGTCGGCCTCGCCGTGCAAATGGTCAACGCCGGCGAGATCGCCGCGCTCGCCCGCGAGCAAACGACGTACCAAAAGAACACGCTCGGGCAACAGGACAACGCCTACGAGCTCATGACGACGCTCGCGACGCTGGCCGAGCTATTCCGCCGGATGCGGCAGTCGATCACCAATAAATACCCGCGCTCGAAACTCGCCGACGACGGCACGCGGTTTGGACCCGGCCAGGCGATCGTCACGCCGAACATCATCCGCGCCGAGCTCGTCGCCGAGTATCGGCAATGCGAATACGACGGCCTCGTCGAAAACGGCGACGCCTTCAAGGCCGCGCTCATCGTCGAGCGCGACGACGTCGACCCAAATCGCGTCAACGTGCTCTACCCGCCCGACGTCATCAATCAATTGCGAATGTTCGCGGTGCTGGCGCAGTTCCGCTTGCAATTCCCGCTCGCGCTCGCGGCCTAACCGAAACCGAAAGGAGCTCGATCCATGTCAAACCGATTTGCGGGCGTCGCCTATTGGTCCGTCGACGGCAAGCAACTCGCCGTCCGCGGCAATCTGGAGGTCATGCCGTCGCGCTACGAGCGCACCGGCATCGCCGGCCAGGACGCCGTACACGGCTATTCGGAATTGCCGGTCGTTCCCTATGTCGCCGGCGACGTCTCGACGCTGGAAGGCACGAGCGTCGAGGCGATCGACGCGGTCACCGACTCGACCATCACCGTCGAGGCGGCCAATGGCTCGGTGTACGTCTTGCGCCGCGCCTGGCGGGCCGAGCGATCGACCGTCAACACGCGCGACGGCCAATTTCATGTCCGCTTTGAGGGCATGTCTTGCGACGAGCTCGTCGCCGCGGCGGCATAAGGATAAGCGCCAATGGCCGTCAACGTGACCGATATCAAGGCGCGCGAGGCAGCGGCGCCGCCGATTCCCGACGACGACAAGACGCCGTTGCCGGGCTATACCTGCGAGCTCACGCGGCCGATCGAGGCGCACGGCCAAACCGTGACCGTGCTCACGTTTCGCGAGCCGACGGCGCGCGATCTCCTGAGCATCGGCAATCCGGTGATCTTCGATCCGATCTCCGACCCGCCGAAAATCGTGCATGATGAAAAGCGCATGAACGCGATGCTCTCGGCACTCGCCGGCGTGCCGCCGTCCTCGATCGCCTCGCTGACGACGCGCGATTTCATCACATGCGCCTGGGGCGTCACGCCTTTTTTCGTGCCGGTGCCGGGCAAGATTTGATCGGCGATTGCATCGGCCTCGCGCTCAATTTCCATTGTAGTCCGCTCGCTTTCGCCGATCTCCCCATGTCGCAAATTCACGACCTCATTCGCGAGCTCGTCGCGCTCAAGGACAAGCAA